ATGACCGATTTTGAACGGAAAGTGTATCGGATTATTTTTAATATGACCCACTTCGGGAAAAATCCCTCCATAGAACAATTGAAAAGGAAAACCGGGAAAGACGAACAGGCAATACGTGTTGCTGTGAAAAGTTTGATGAGACAGCGCATTTTGAAGTGGGATAAGAAAAAAGAAAAGTGGATTTTCCTAACTGTACGTTGACAATTTCATATATAAATAGTATAATAAAATTAACAGAACTCACACGCCTCTTAACAATGCGGACCACGGTGAGTCTTTTTTATATCTAAAGGATGGAAAATAATGACAACACCTCAACCGATCAAAGTATTCAATACACATAGTGAGCAATTAGAAAAATTTAAAAAACGAGGTCTTTTTATCGAAGACGAGCCTCTAGCTTTAAAAACACTAACAAGAATAAATTATTATAGACTAACGGGTTATATGCTTTCGATGAAAGACGGGGACAAATTTTATGAAGATGCTTCTTTTAATAAGGCTTTAAGACATTATGAATTTGATACTAAATTAAGACGATTACTTTTAAAAGCTACTGAATATATTGAAATTGTATTAAGATCTCAATTAGCTTATAAATTTTCTGAGAAGTATGACGGTTTGGGATACAAAGATTCAAAAAATTTTTACGATGAGGAGAAGCACAAAAAATTCCTTGATATTATAGAGAGAAAAATCACTGAGAGCAAAGAGTTATTTGTTCTTCATCATAAAAATACTTATGATAATCAACTGCCATTGTGGGTAGCGATTGAATTATTTTCGATGGGCATGTTATCAAAATTCTTTAAAAATATGATTACATCTGACAAAAGAGAGTTATCTCTTAACTACTACGGAGTTAATCATTCGTATTTAGGAAACTGGTTATATTGTTTAACAAACATAAGAAACATATCTGCCCATTATTCGAGATTATACAATAAAAACTTTCATTTTTCCGTAAAGCTGTATAAGGAAGTGAAATTGAATCGAAAAAAATTAGTTTCTGTATTCTATATCTTGAAGAAAATGTTACCTCTTGATGAATGGAGAAGGTTTCTTGATAGTTTTCTTGTTTTAACAGAAGAGTATGGCGACGTAATAGAAATGCATCATATGGGTTTCTATGATAATTGGAAAGAATATATTAATTGATCCCCCACCGAAATGGGGGATTTTATTTATTTTAAGAGTGATTCAAGTTTTGCTTTCGTCTTCGGCCCGTAAATGCCATCAGCAGTTAACCCGTTCATTAATTGGAATCGTTCAACCGCATTTGCCGTTTTCGGGCCATATGCGCCGTCAATTCCGAAGTTCTTTGCACTCTTATCCGGGTAGTAATGAAGAGCCGCCAGCGCCGTTTGAATCTGTTTTACTCTCTCCCCTCGGGTCAATGGGCTTGTGACTTTAAAAATACCGGAAGGCAGTGGGAACGATTTCTTGCCGCTGGATGAAGATCCGGCCGATCCAGTCAACTTTAATACTTGGCCGACTTTGATCAGGTTCGGGTTCTGGATGCCGTTCAAGCTTTGCAGGGTTGCCATGCTTACGCCTGTTTTCTGTGCAATTACAGAAAGAGCATCACCTTTTTTCACGGTGTACGTCGCCGTGCCGCTGGCCTTTGTATCTGTTTTCGCAGGCGAAGATGCTTTTTTACCGCCGAGACGTTCTAATTCTGCAGCAATGGCCGCCTTTACTTTATCCCATCGTCCTTCTGATAAGATACGATGCGGGCAGTATTTTCCGTTCCAGTCCTGATGCTTTCTGATTCTATCAATACCCCATCCGCGTTCTTTAAGAAGCTGCGCCACAAACTTAATAGCCAACGCCTCCGCTGCCTTATATCGTGGACCTCCTGACTTACTGTAGCAGATTTCCACCCCGATAGACTTACGATTCCCGGTTCCGTTTGTACCGTCGCCAGAATGCCAAGCATTACGGTCCAGAGGAATTCCCTGAATAACTTCTTTATCATCGACGGCAAAATGATAGCTTGTTGACTCAGGATTTCCCGCCATAAAGCTGATTTCATTGGCGGCGCATGCGTCATTTGCCGTGTTGTGAATGGTGATATACTCCGGAGTCATCGGGTTCGGACATTTCAGGCTGTATTCGTCACTTGGAACTAATCTCTTTTTAACTGCAATTGTCATGAAAAATCTCTCCTATTCTGTTTTTGTATTCAAAAAAGCAGCCAGATTAACCAGCTGCTTGATCGTCTTTTTCTTTTGTCTGATCGTTGTCGCTTTCGATTACGTGAAGCCGTTCAGTGATGACGGCCGGAATCTTAACACCGATCTGCGCCAAATTCTCCGTGATAGAAAGGCCCTCGTTTGCGATATAAAAAAGAACGGTCCCAAAGGTCAGGACACCGTTCAAATTTGTTATCGTATCAATAATGTTGGCGACGATGACCACCATAAAACTGAGCATCTTACGAACATATCCAAACCATGCGCTTCGGCTCCGGAGTTGCTTCATTTTCCACGCTTTGATAATGCCGGTGATGACATCCAGGATGCTGAGGATCAGAAGTAAATCAAGGTATTTCACCTCCCCGAAAAGATATGTTCTTGCGATCTGTAAGCTTTCAAAATTCATCCACACATGTATTCCCTCCATTTTATCACCTCCTTCGAGGCAAAATAAAAACACCCTCTCAGGTGTTAACAGATGAAAATTCTATTTATTTTTCGTCTTTTCTTTCTCGAGTTCTTTTTTTAGAATTGTTATTTCTTCATTTGCTTGCTTTAATTTATTTTCCGTATATGAATGAAGAGCTTTAGAATCAGCTAACTTATTATAGAGATCACCAATATCTCCACCCAAAGCATTACATTTTAGCGCCAAAAGCTCACACTGTTCTTTTAATTTTTCCGAGCTCAATTCACTGTTCATCTTCTATAGAAACTCCCCTCTGTTTGGCTGTTATTTCATCATATTCCGCTTGGGTAATCCATCCTACTGATACTGCCAAATTCATTTGCTTGGTCGTAACAGTCCCTTTGCCCCAACACCTATCAAAATACTTATAAGAGTTGCTTTTATTCATTTTTGTAATACTCCCTTTAAAGCAAGCTCTTCAAACAGTTGATTGACAAGTATTTGTGTTAACTCAATATCTGATTTAGTATCGTCTTCACCTGAAGATCCCTTTATGATATGGGGTGTTAATTCTTTCAAAACTCATCAGCCCTTTCACCTGATTGATATTCATTATTAGAAGCAGCACCTTCTGCAATTTGTATTTGAAAGTATTTAGGCAGCTCTTTTAAATCCTCATTTGTTGATACAGGGAAGTCGTCACTTTTAGTAAATGAAACCCCGTACGTGTTGCCATCTGGTTCCACATAAAATTCGAGCAATGTCCAGAAAAGCCTCTCGGGTTTGACACCATTAATACCAACGTCTTCATTACCCTCAATATTCTTGATCAGATAATACTCAAAATCACTTTTATTTTCTTCTCCTTCTAATATCATTAATTTATATAGAGAAAGAGTATCTTCGCTTTCCAATGAAAAGTAAACCGCATCCATTTGAGTAACAGTTTCGTTTGCCTGTCCACTATTTAAAATCAATTTGAAGTTTGATACAGTTACCGCCCCGGCATCTTCTTCAATTTTTAAACCTTTCATTTTTATGTCATCAGCTCTATAGTTGACCATACCCAACATATGAAGCGCCTCCCTACCTTGGTTCGTAAATATACAGAATCATTAACCTACCGACACTCTGACCTTCTACATTAACCGTTCCAGTGCCACGAACTCTAAAAGAGATAGTTGCTGATTTATCTCCATTTAAGGTCATGCTGGGCACACCGCATGTCACGCAGTCTGAATAACTCCCGTAAGCTTGTACTGTAGCGAAAAAAATGTTTTCAACATCTGTTCCAATACTTAGAGTTCCATCACCATAAGCAGTGCTCCCGCTGCCTTTATTTATATTGAAATTGTCCCAATAATGAACCCTGAGGATCGCATTGCTTTGTAAGCCTCCCCTTACATCAGTTACAGCGCTGCTGAGGGTCAAGCCAAGAGCTTGGGAAGATAGTTTCAGTTCATTCCCAGCCTGCAAACGAACGTTATAAGGCAAATACACCGAATCGCCGTAATAACCCATATAATTTCCATCGCCGGGTAAGGTATCATCTCTGTCAATTTTGAACATTTGCTTTGCAGTGGCATCCCCTTGATATTGCCACACTTCAAACCCAAAGCGTTCATTCTCAGAACCAGCCTTATCCGGACCCCTCCCGGTAAATATTGCAACATTTCCCCATTTCGTAGTGCTATCATTCGAGTTTTCCACAACAATTTTAGGCACATTTGTATCGTTTGGTGTTGCTCCTGACCAATTTGCAAAATAGGTCGATCTTAATTCTAATCTCCCGTCCCACTTTCCATCAGCATTAGGTGATCCACCTATAATTGTTTTTCTATCTACAAAATCTGCATTTAAGAAAGGGGCGCTGTCAGTTCCACTTATTTGTTTCGCTAATGTCAGATAATCCTTCGACCCCATTAACCCAATTCCCCGTTTTGATGTATTGCCAGACTTCCAAACAGGCGTCAAAGAGCCTATTATATCGTAGTTAGGTTTAAGGTCATCAGTACCTGGATCGTAAAACAATAGATTATAGTTATACATTTGTATCGTTTTTCTGCCGTTTAATTCAGACGTAATAGTGCCGTCTTTCAGCTCGATCGTATCCCCGGAATCATTTTCACTTCGAACGATGACACCTGAGAGAATACCACCTTTGATCTTGTCGGCTACCAGACTATTAATTTTTGCATTCGTGATAGCTCCGTTCGCCACATTCAATGTATCAATAGCAGCAGTACCAATTTTTGCATTTGTAATTGATAAATCCTCTATATGATTCGTACCAATACGAACTGTGGCCGCTGAATACTGGTTAGTGAAATCACTCGGTGTACCTTTAGTATTCAAAGCTCGAATGCGATAATACCAAACCTGATCAACCTCGGCGTCATGAACGCAACCACCGTCTTTTCCTCGCCATATCAAAGTAGCGCTAGACGGAACAAAACCATTCATCTGAGACGCATAAACTTCGTATGCAGCAATGTAAGAGTAAGGTTCGAAATCCCATGAAAGAGCTACTTTTGAAAAAAGCCCTTTCGCTTGAACATTTGTCGGAACAGGTGGTTTTATGTCTGGGAAATTTTCATCGGTTATTATTATATTTTTACCAATATTATTTAAGGAGTCTTCAATTTTATCCAGCCGCGTGTCTGGTTCATAAGCAGAAAGAAATTGCCCGATTTCCACTACACAGGTATTATCTGGATCAGTTATGTCGTATTCCATCGAAATAACCCGCTGCGATGTCTCAATTGGGATAGCGAAGTTTCGATCAATTGCTATCGTAGTATCTCCCAATTCCACATGCTCATGTTCATATCCCGGAATGTTTTGAAGCAGTTGGACCGACAACTCATAATTAACTTCTATTTTTGATGCTGTGGTTATTAAGTAGTCATATGTTGCTTTTAAAAGCTCTTCTGGGTCTGTTATATCCTCGTTGTTGTATTCGCCTTCTCTGTGTATTAAAACGTCATTTTTAAGCCGGCCCAGCTGTTTTAATAAATCCGGATCACCAACCCATTCCTGGCCTAAAGGCTTGTCGACCGGATCACCTTTTGATTTTTTCCATTCTACTTCCGCAAAGTCAATAAAACGGGAATAACCGCCCGTTTCTTCTCCGTCATCATCAGTAGATGCAATAGATGCCCCGTATCCCCAAAGGGCTGTTACTGGATAGCTGATGACAGTTCGACGAATATTTATCGTATCCTTGTCAATCTCAAAGCGCTTGCCGCTGTCCTTACCACGTCGAGGAAGTATTTTTATGATTCTTCTCGTGACCTTATTCCCGTCAAATTCTATAGTGTCCTGAAGCTCGCCGCCCCATATATTGATTACGTCAGCAATACAATCCAGCGCTGATTTCTTATAAAAGGTAGTTGAATTTACTCCAAGTTCAACTTTTACCTCAGCCACCCACCTTGACCGGGAAAGGACATTATCCAGTACAAACTGCGCAGTTTTGTTAGTGGGGCGGAAATCTTTGACTCTGGTTTCAGCAAGCTCCATCATGGCCGCTTCACACGTAACCAGAGTGTTTGTTTCCCCTTCTTCGTCTGTATCATCCAATTCCTTGATGACAAACAGACGCAAGATGCCATCCTTATCCTTGAACACTACTTGATTCTCTTGAAAAAGGAATCTTGCGTCAGGATGGGAAGCATCTGCTACAAAAGAAAAAGAAGAACCCTTGTTAAGTTCTTCTTTATATTTTGCATCCCAGAACATGCAGGTTTCTTGTCCGTGGCTGGACAGCACTGTCAATAATTCATCATCGGGTGAAAGTATATACATGTCAGCCATGGCCGGACCTCCTTACAAATATGCCTCATTAAATTTGATATTGCTCTTATGACTGAATTTGATTTTCACTGGCGTCTTGGGCGGCAGCTGAAACCAATCCGATTGAATTTGAAGTGCTGGCATGATCAACTTACCGCTACATGTTACCTTTCTTTTCGCTGAATCAATTATGAGAGTGTCGCCAGCGATGAAATCATACAGCAGCTTGATTGTTTTCGATACAGACCCATCAGCATTTAAAAGAGCCACCTCGTAGGAAGTGGCTTTCTCATCAAAAACGCATTCGATTATTGGCTCTATGGCTGCATAACCCGGATTGGTGATAGTTTGAATTCCTGAATTAAATTCAAAATCCTTTGCCGGACCGTATTTTTTTGGATCAGGACAGATAAAAGTCAATGTTGCAGTCTGAAAGCCTCCCTGCTCTTCGCCTTCTGAAATGCTTTCAAAGACAGCATTATAGACTCTGTCAGGCTCATCGTGAAAAATTAACGGCTTAGGCTCTTCAGTGTGCAGAATAAAAGTCAATTCCTCCTGCTTTTTCTTCAGCTCTTCTTCACTGCTGAAGGCGAAAAGGACCTCAATGGTTATGACTCTTACAGGAATTCTTGTGTTGCGCAGGAAACCGCCGGGGCGATTCCCGATAGTGGCTGTATTCACTTCTCTTCCTGTCACTCCCCGGCCGCCCGTGGACTTCACATAAAAGAAGGGTGATATATCAATGCTATCAAACGTGATTTTCCATTGGTTAGGCAGCAGTTCCTGATAATTAATCAATTAAATCTCACCCTCCTTGCGTTCGATCTTCTTTGTGCGTCTGTGACTGGCTTTTCTACTCCTTGACCGACCTTCTTGCTGTCCATCTCAACCACAATCATTCTGTCAGGCAATTCAAGGTTCCGGATGTCCGCGCTCAATTCTTTTCTAACAGTGCCAAGTTCACCGCTAGAAATGGAAGTGTCATATTCAAAATTCATATCCTCTTGCTGAATAGTCATAGCATCACTGACGGCTCCCATGGCTTTCTGGACAGTGCCGATACCGTTCTGAATCCCGACAGCGATACCAGCAGGAACCATGATACCGACCTGATCCCGCATCAATCTGGACGGGGAATGGATTTTCAATTTCTTCTTAATGGTTTTCTCAATTGTTGAGGCGATGGAATTTGCTTCTTTCGCAAGCTCGCCCTTCATGTTTTTCATTCCGGAAATAATGCCAGCCATTGTATTTGACCCGATGGCTTTCCCGCTTTTCTTCAGAGAACCAAGCTGTTTCACATCCACTGTAAGCTCCCCAATTTTGCGGAGATAGTCATTTTTCAAAAGCGCCAGTTCTTTATTTGCAGCCGATCGCAATTCACTTATTTTCTTCGTTGTCTCGTTCTTCAGCCCGGTTAATTCTTGAGCAGCCTGGTCGCTGGCAAGCTTGTGTTTCTCTTTCCACAGACGGACATACTCGCTTAATTCCGAGTCTGTCATGCGGGAAATCGCATTAATCTGATCAGCTGATCCGACACCCATTTCTCTCAATTCATCTGTGAATGCCTTCGGTGCCCGGCTGGCTATTTTTGAAATGTCAGTGTTGAACGTTTTGATTTTGTCCAGCTGTTTTTTTAGATTTGCAGTCAGCTTGGAGCCGTTCACTTTTTCACTTGAAACATTATCAAATAGACCGATAGCGTTGTAAATCGCGTCCGTTCGGTCTTGCAGTTCCTTTTTATAGGCATCGTTGGCCGCCTTAATATCGGCAGTCAGTTTATCATTCACTTTTTTAAATTTTGAAAGATAAGTGTTATTCGCGGAAAGAACTCCCTTGTTAAGCTTGTCAGCCGCTTTCTTTTCAGCTTCCTTCTGCTTTCTGGCCTTATCAGCCATCGCTTTTTGTGTCTGATAGATTTCCCGTTGAACCTTTATTTGCTGGTCCGAAGTCAGCTTGTTCTTCTTATTGATTTTTTGAAGCGTTTTAACATAGGTATTCCCGCTGATTTTCCCTGTATCGTATTTCGTCTCGGCTTTCTTAATCTGATCTGATACTTTCTTGGTGTACGCCAGTTTCGCCTTCGCTTCCTTGCGCTGCTGCTCTTTCAGAAGCTTCTTCTGTTTATCAGAGGCACTTTTGGATGCCTGATATATCTCACGCTGGATTTTTCGGTTTTGCTCACTGGTCAGCTTGTTTTGCTTCTGAATCTTTTGCAATGTTTTGATGTACGTATCAGCGCCCATTTTCTTGGTGTCATACTTCACTTCAGCGTTCTTAATTTTGTTGGATACCTTTACTTCAGCAGCTTTTTGAGCCGCTTTTGCTGCTTTCGCTGCGGCCGCTTTTACTTTGGCCTGCGATTTATCAATACCAGCCGCCATACCAGTGCCGACATGATAACCAACTTGGTCACGCATTACCCTTGACGGGGAATGGATTCCCAGAAGTTTTTTCATGCCGTTAGGAATAGCATTTGCCATTGATTTCACTTTGCTCGCTAATGCCCCCGCCATGCCGCTGATGCCATTTATTAATCCTTGGATGATGTTGCGGCCAATGGACTTGAGGTTGATTCCTCTAAAAAACTTCATGACACCATTCCAAATGCTGACGATGCGTTCTTTAGTTGCTTGGATACGGTTTACGATCTGCGCTTTCATGTAGCTGAACGCTGTAGAAGCCGCGCTTTTTATGCCGTTCCATATGGACATCACTCTGCTCTTCACTGTATTCCAAAGGCTTATCACTCTGTCTCTCGTCGCTACAATTCTATTGACGATTTGTGCCCGCATGTAGTTGAAGGTTGTTACAGCAGCACTTTTTAAAGCGTTCCAGACAGATGTCACTGCTGTTTTAATTCCATTCCAAACCGTTGTAAAGACTTTTTTCAATCCGTTAAGGAGACTGGTAAAGAATTTTTTTAATCCATTCCAGACAGATTTTCCGACTGATACAATGCCGTTCCATGTTGAAGTAGCAAATGACTTAATGCCATTCCAAACCGTTGTGAATGCAGTTTTCATCCCATTCCAGACTGATGTAAAGAATGTTTTCAAGCCATTCCAAGTGGATTTACCTACACTAATAATTCCGTTCCACACAGTTGAGGCGAAGGATTTTATCGCATTCCAGACCGTAGTGAAAATGGTTTTGTAAAGATTGAATTCCCATTTGAAGAAAGCAGACAGGCCGGTCCAGATGGTTTTTGCCGCCGATACAATCCCATTCCATACGGTAGAGAAGAACGACGTTATTGCGTTCCATGTTGCTGTTGCCGCTGTTTTGATGCCTTCCCATACAGATTGGAGCCACTGAGATATGACGCCCCAAACTTGAAGGGTATACTGCTTGACCTTGTCCCAATTGGCAATAATGAGGACAACCAAGGCAATAACAGCCGCAGAAATCCAAGCGATAGGCCCCATTGCAATGATCCATGATGCTGCCATACGCGCCGCATTTGCCGCCGCTTGAGCCGCGAGGATGACAAGACGTTTCCCGAATAAGATCATTTGCTTAATTCCGGCCGCTAACATCGTCACAAATGAACTGATTTTAGCCGCAGTCCATGCCGCTGCCATGCGGGTCGCCTGAGCAACAGACTGTGCTGCTAAAACGGTCATTCTTGCAATGAAAAGACCCATCTGCTTAATGCCGTTTGTCAGCATTGTAATGAAAGAGCTAATTTTCATCGCAGTCCATGCGGCTGCTGTACGGGTAGCACTCGCAATTGATTGGGCCGCCATTACGGCCATATTCTTGATCCATAAACCCATTTGAACAATGCCGCGCTTCAGAGCAGAAATAAACGCCGATATTTTCATGGCCGTCCATGATGCCGCCATTTTCACAGCATTTGCAGTGGATTGGGCTGCCATAACTGTGTATTTCGCAATGAATTGCCCCATAGTGACAATTGCTGATTTTAATTGGGTAATCAACCCGACAGTTCTGATCCCGGATACCGCAGAACCAAAGCTGCGCAAATATTGAGCTGCAGTCATAAAATCTTTAAGACCGTTTGTTACAGCGCTGACCGCCACTATTGCCGGAACGATAGCCCTTAAAGCACCGATTAATGAAATCCCTGCTGCAATGAATTTCCCGATTGCCGGGTTTGCTTCCATGGCCGCATTAGTAAATTTCAGAAATCCGTTTACGTTTTCCAGTATCGTTTTACCAAGTGGAGCCATGCCGACAAGCAGATTAATGATAGTCTTCGCGATCTGCCCCAATGTGCTCCATACTGTAGGGCCGTTGGTTTTGATATAGTCAATGAACGATTGAAATTCTTTTGTTTTCGTAACGCTGCCAGCCCACTCATTAAACCGCTTTGTCATACCTACCAGCGATGTCATCATGTCTTGAGACATAGGAGCGAATCCAGTAAACAGCTTTGTCAGGCCGCCCGAAAAGTTTCTGATAATCTGCAGCAGTTTCGGGCCGTTGGTTTTTGTATACTCCACGAAAGCCTGAAATTTCTTTGAAGAACCCAAGTTCGCTGACCATTTCACCCATGATTGGGTCATTCCTTCGATGGATTTTGTCATGCTCTTTCCAGCCGGCCCGAATGCTACGATCAGATTGAAAACTGTCCGTAAGACGTTCCCGGCAGATCGGCTGAATGAAGCAAACGCCCCTGGAGCTTCTTTGTTCAGATAGGAAATGAATCTCTGCATGTCCGGAGCTTTAAAAGCCTTGTCCATGCTTTTCGCCAGTCCCACGCCCTCTTTCGCCAGTCCGTCAAACATTGGAATGAGTGAGTTAAGCGCGAGTTTGAACGTATTTAGAGACATACCGAATGTTTTTAAGATCGGCTTTTGAACCATCGTACCGATGTCCCGCCAATTGTCTTTAAAGTCTTCGAGGTTCTTTAAAGCCTCTCTCTCTTCTTTTCCAAGAGATTTTTGCAGATTATTGATCTGTTTCATGATTTTAGCGCGCTCTTTTGCGCTTGTTGCATTGTCCAGCTTCTCCTGCAGCTTTGAAAGGTCTTCGGATGCTTTGAATACACCGCTTATTGAAGTGATAGCAAGGGCGCCGAATGCCGCCGCACCTGTTCCCGCTGTTGCAAATGCACTGGTTAACCCCATAACCCCGCCGGCTGCCACTCCGAGCATAGGGCCCAATGAGCCGATTGCCCCGACGATACTTGCAAGTGCTGGCGAGATTGCAGGAAGTAAGGCCGTTAGTGCCCCGGCAATTGAATGACCGATTACAGTAGAAACAGAATTAGTAATTTTGGCAAGCCTGTTCATTGACGTTTCAAACCGATCAATCCGGGCCTCTATACTAATCCATACTTTACGCGGTAAAGATGAAAGCGCCGCACGTGCAGTTGCTACGGAACGCATTAAAGCAGCCGTGTTTCCGTTTATGACTGTAGTAATTCTGTTTGGTAGCGAAGCCAGGGCTGAACGTACAGCAGCAACGCCACGGATGACGGGAGACGTTGCCGCATTAAATGTAGTAGTCACGTTATGAGAGACAGAAGATATTGCTGATCTCGCTACAGCGACAGCGCGCCCTAAAGGAGTAGGATTCCCGTCTATCGTCGTTGTGATCCTGTTTGCAACGGCCGACAGCCCTGCTTTAGCACGCGCCAGTGCCGAAGATAACGGACGAATATTTCCCATTAATTCAGTTGTTACGGTTTGGGGAATCTGCCGTAATCTTTGCTTCGCCCAATTGATAGCCCGTTTTAAAGGGTCTGAATCGGCATCTAAATCAACCCGCGTGCGTTCGTGCCGATGGACGAAGTTGTCTATTTGTTGTGATGCCTGCCGTACTCTTGCCTGAAAGCTTGCAATTTCAGCGTCAATCTCTACTGTGTGATGATCAGCCATCCGGCGCATTATATCGTTGACACGATCCATACTGCGATTGAATTTTCGTGTCTGTGCTTCAACTATAGCTGTCAGTCTTTCGATCATTCCCTCACCCCATTCCTTGACCAAATTTTGCAAAGTGGTTGCGGATTGTATCATTAAACCGCTGAACCCCTTCGGCTCGTTTGCCGAGCTTGTTTACGTCTGACTTGCGCCATTTGTCATTATCACCAGTAATATTGCGCTCCAATTGGCGTCTGGCCTTCCTCGCATCAAACATTTTCGTTTCTTTGGGGCGCTTCTCATTCATGGCGTAACGGTGGAACATGGCGTTTCTTGCCATGAGCTCCAATTCGTCTATTTCTCGCAACTTGGCCCCTTTGAGTAAAAGTTTGTACTCGTTAGGAGTCCATGACATGATTAAATCCACATCATAAACCCCAAGCCAATGTGCGGAATTCGTAATTATTTGGTCATAGTCGATCCCGTTCTCTCTTTGTACGCATCTTTCATCATCTTCAGGACTTCCTTGCCGTTCTCTTCGTCCTCCAGCCGTTTCGCTTCCATCTCCGGTGTTTCGTTCGGCGCTGGTTTCTTCCCTTTGTTCATTTTCTCCATCATCTTCCATCGTTGACGGATCACGCCTTTGAAAAAACCCGCTGAGTCCAGTGTCGTGAATGCTTCATTGATCATCTTGTCAATTGCATCGCCTGTTTCGTCTTCATCAATGATTTTCATGATTGCTTCTTCAATAGCCTCAGTTGATGGCTTTTCTTTCTTCAAGTAAGCCAACGCACAATCCCAAAAAGCAGAAAGATAAGAAGCCTCTTCATTCAGCAGACTCATATAAATGTTCATTGTGCCGCCTTTGCCATTTTCTTCATCAGTTGAGTATTTTTCATTCGCCAATCTGTCAAAAGCAAAGTCGCAGCGTGATTTGTATTCTTTATCTCCGATAGTTAAGTAAGCCATTTATAAAACCTCCGATTATTTTTGTATGTTAAAAAGAGCCCGGGAAACCCGGACCCTATGTTTGCTTTTCTGTTCGAATCGTAAAATTAGCCGATCTGTCCGATTCCCCAGCCGAATTCACTGCCGACACATTAAAAATGTAGGCAGTATCCGGGTTCAGGTTAGGGTTCGACGTATACGAGTTCTTTGAGACAGTCGCTATTTTTGCATAAAACCTGTAAATGTTGTAAGAGGTCGCCCCTTTCACCGCATCCCATGTAAAACTCACTTGATTTGATGTGACGCTTTTCGCAGTTATATTGCGGGGTACTTTAGGGCGTAACTGCTTGTGTTTGTGTGACAATCTCAGTCATTGAAGACTCGCCCGCATCGTTCACAGCAGAGACGTTGACCGTCAGTTTTGTATCGGCCGCAATTCCTGTCAAGGTGTGGGATGTGCCTGTGACAGTTGCGTCCAGTTGCTTGCTCGCTCCCCTGTAGACCTTATAAGAAGTTGCCCCATCTACCGCATCCCATTTCACAGTCACGCTGTCAGCCGTAGCCGTGAACGATAGATTTTGGGGCGCCTTAGGGCGTAGTCGTACCGCCGAATTCCTCAAATTTAGTAGCACCTGCGGAGGATTCAATGGCTTTCAACACATCGTCCGGCAGAGGCGGCAACTCGCCTTTGAATGTTTTCCCGAGCACAGGCAGAGTTATTGATACTTCAACAAACCCATCCTGCGGCTGACTGAATTCCAAGCTTTCAATAATTGCATGACCATAGACAGCATCATGCTTATCATTTTTATTTTTGTTTTTATTGGCTTTCCAGACCTTAATTGCCTTTTCGTTATCATAAGCCTCTTCAATCGCTTCCTGTCCCGGATCTGTCACAGCAGCATAATAAGTCAGCTCAAAGCTTTCATTTTTTGTGCCGTAACCGACAATACGTCCTGATTTTGTAGATTCATCCAGCGTATCCTGTTCTTTTGTATGTGACCCTTCTGTTTGGAAGGCGATGAACAGCCCATTTGTCCCTTTTGCATCAATCGGCTGTACGAAATAAATCTCATCTTTACCATTCAATAATTCCGGCATTTCCTTCATCCTCTCAATTGTTTATTGTGAAGCGCATTCTGAGAATGCCGTGACGCGTGTACCCGTCTATGTCGGTAATCACCTGCATGCTGCGCATTTCAGAACGGCATAATAAAAAGCCCTCTATTTCTAGGGGCCTGTTTGTCAATGCTTGAAGCATGAGGCTCAGAATCTCCATTGCTTCTTTCTTGCCGTTGTATCCTGACCAACAGTGTAAAACGACGTTGATTTCTTCACCGTTGGACGTCTTGGTTTCAAATGGGGATACATCATCATCGCCCATTGTCACATAAGGCTTCTGCTGATCTTTCGGGACTGCATCAAAGACGCCCGTGACGCGCCCGTTCAGCTCTTCATCTGTTGATAGCCTCTTAAATAAAGCAGCCTGCAACGGCCACAGGGCAGATCGCATGATGACAGCTCCTTTCTATCACATTTGACTGGCGAAATACCGCATACCTTCATCCACCGCTGGATTCCAGAACGGCTGCGCCCGCATTCCTCGGGTGACCACCCATCTATTAAGCTTGGTGTCATAATAAACCCACGGTGTCTGCCGGCCGCCGCCTTCCTCTGCATAGATTCCAGTTCCATATTCCACATATACGGCATAATCGGCACCAACAGAAATAACGGCCCGTAGGCCGCCCTCTTGGTAGTCGATTTCAATTGAATTTTTCAGGTTCCCCCCGTCTATCGCGGCGGTCGGAGCATTCAGAACAGCATGGCTGTAAATCAGCTCGGCCGTGTCTGTGACAAGCTGCTTAATATCGTCTATGACCCGATTTCTGAACTCGCTCGTGGCTCTTTGCATCTGCCTGACCCATCTACCGCTCACCTCAGCCATTGCCCTTCAGCACCCCCGTAACCTGACATTTCAAATTCATAATCTCATGCATGCCGCCCTGGTCGATCGGATCTGATTTGAGAGTCAGCACCTTGTTTTCGTAGATGATCCGCATTGTCTTCTCAATATCATTGCGATACGGGAAATACACATTGCAATCAACCGGGTTCTGAAGCTGCTGAGCCTGATAATATTCCCGGGACGTAACCCCGCCGACAAAGGCCGCTGTCGTGATGTAATCAGTAAATTTTTCAACATAGCCCCCACCGCCGTCCGACACCTTTTCCAACCGCTGAAACGTGACGACATGCGGGAATTCTTCATAGATCATCGGAATGCCTTTCTGTATGGGTACAGGTTCTTAATTATGTCTTGCGGGAATTCCGTGTTATACGAATATGATACATCCCCCATACTTCTCCCAGACAGACCAGACGGCGTCATATTGTATTCAGTCGCTTCCGCAACAAACATTTTCACACCAGCGGGCAGCGCTTTTGGATCAAAAGTATTTTTGCATTTGTCTGCGGCAACCTCAATTAAAATAGGGACAATCTCTGATAAATAAGCGTCATGCTTATCAGTGGTTATCCCTATCATTCGTTTTACTTGTTGGATGTCCATTGGATCACCCTTTCAATTTTTCGAGAAGTGTTTCCCGTTTCATGTTGAAATAGCCAGGAATCCTTTTTTCTTTTGCTTGTTGTTTAAGCTGATCTAAAGACATGCTCTCGTAATTCATTTTTTTCAACCGTCGCATTCTATTAAAAGAAGCCAGACCCATGAAGACCAGCCCCCTTACAGCTTGTGTTTGAATGCAACCATCCGGATGTTTTTAGGCTCGTAAACACGTTTCCAGTTGGACGGATCGGCTAATTCCGCATTCGTTGGTGCAAGTCCAGCAACATTGTTTTTTACGAAGCGCACGCCGCGTGGATGCAAAAGGAAGTGTTGACGATTAATGAGAATGTCTTCACCTTGCAAACTGTCGCGGTCTACTTCGGTAGGTGTTGGTGCCGCTCCGTTCCCGAGACCGATTGCTCCCGCACCAAATAAATACGAAGTATATACTTTTCCACCTTCTTCAAGGGTTTCAACAGGCATGCTGTCATCCACAATAACCCGCTTTTCTTGGTAGAATGGAATTTTTGCAGCCGCCTCTGAATCCTTCACAAATTCAATAAGGTTCTGCTTCTTCATTTCCGCATAAGTATTTGAGTGAACGCCGATTGCAGTCAATTTATTCTCAGCATCTCCCATCACATGGGTTGCATCAATGAATGTTTCACCATTGAAAACACCATCTGACAAAGTAGAAATATCAAGAATATTGTCTTTCATCGTTGGTGAAGCGAACACGCCTTTCAACTCTGCTAAAAGTGTTGCTTGTCTGCGTCGTGCCCAATAGCTTGCCACAAGCGCAGCGATCGCGGCCATTGGATCACTACCAGCCAATGATTTTGCCAATTCATTTGCTCCCCATGCTTTACCACGAAGCAAAAGCACCGCCTCATCAAAATCTGATGTGATTTTTTCAGGTGTAAGAGGTGTTTTATCTGATAAAACTTCGTCTTCCCCTTCTAAATCATCCCAAAAAGGCATTTGAATAGTTGTACCGCCTGAAGAGGCTAAACGATCCAATTCCGGATTATTTGAGATAATTCCGCTCTGTTGTAATGCCGATAATTCGGCTGTCCTTTGAATTACATATGGGTTAAAAACCTCTGGAACGATAACGTCCGCTATTTTAGTTGTTGCCATTGTCATTTCTCCTTTATTTTAAATTAAGCTGATGTTCCCGGATCGCCTTTGTCACCTTTTGGACCTTGAGGACCCGCCGGGCCTTGTGGTCCTGTATCTCCTTTTGGCCCCTGCGGACCTGCTGGGCCTCTATCACCTTTAGGGCCTCTTTCTCCCGCTGGCAGATTCACATTGCGAAGAAAACGCGGAATGCGTTTTTTCATACCTTCACACCTCCATTACTGCGCCTCTTTTTGCAAACGCATCGCTAATTCTGGATTTTCTCTAAAAAGGCGCCCTTGCTCAGTCAGGTTCAACGTTTCTTTCTTAAAAGGATTTGCAGGCGTCTGCGTTCCGGATTGACCGGATACATGCGGCTGCCTACCTGCTAAAGACGGAGTGCTTTTTTGATCTTCCTCAAAAAGATAGCTGTCGCTTTCCCTGAGAGCCGTTAGCTGTTCATCAAGACCAATTACCTTGCCGTCAGTTAATTTCAAGCCATCAAGATTTAAATTGGCTTTAACAGCCTTGATGTTTTTTGACTTCGCATCACGCAATGCTGATTCAATCGCGAAATCAAAAGCCTGCTGATCTAATTTTTGCTGGTATTCAGCAGCAGTCTTCTGGTTTTCTTCTTGGAGACTTTCAATTGCCGCCTGAAGCTCTTCGTTACCTTTAGCCTGTTTCTGCAAAGTGTTCAATTGCTGGTCCCGCTCGTCAAGCTGGCTTTTCAAGTCCTTCTTCTCATTGTTGACTGCATCAAAACGCTCCTTTGGAAACCATTGGCCGTTACTGACAATATCAATCTTTTGATCTCCGGCTTTTTCGATCACCTGAGCGTATAAATCGTCTCCGAGCAATTCTTTTAAACTCATTTCATTCTCTCCTTTGATGTTTTTTTGCGTGTCCACCTCACGCACAGGATTTGCGTTTGTTTTTGCTCTAAACCTTTAAAACGAGCAGACAAAAAAGCCTTTTAACGTCATGCTCAGGACAAATAGAAATCAAACGAGTTACCCTTTTGTTGAGTTGTTGATTTTAGTAGTTGTGATGCCGGGATCAGTTATAAACCGTTTTGCAATTCATTCAGAAACAGTATCTGCATCCAAATTAATAACCGTCTGTTTTTCTTCAGCAATTAATTCTAAAGAAGCAAGAGTTTCAGCATCAATGTCGATATGTTCAGTTGTAAAACTAATTGTGCATTCATTAAATTTTTCCGTTGACATATGCAGCGATAAGTCTGTTATTAAGCTAGGTTCTTGGCCATCAATCAATATGTCATAATCACTGATCTTTAGCGAATGCATAGAAGGAGATTCAAGCTTTTTTCTTCCCTCTTCATTTAGCTTGATTTCAAGTTTAGCCACTCATCATTTCCCCTTTTCCTCAATGGATTTGTACCATTCTTCATATGTTTGATATGGGATTGTCTGGCCTGCCCCGCTGCCGCCTTCCCTTGCCCTTCTCGTATCCGGTAGGACGCCGTTCACTTTAAACGCAATTGTGCAACGGCAGTTTATGTCGTCTTTCGCATTATTCATATGCCCCGGAGCCGGGCCGACACCGCCGTAAATTGATTTGAACAGCCCATTGCGTTCTATTGTTTTCCCGTCCAGCTTCCTGTGACCGGATCGTGTTTTAAGATCAAGGGTAGCATTCCACATCTTTTCAAGGTTGCTCCGTTTTGAGGCCTTCTCAGCGCTTTCCATTCTCGCCGAGACTTGTACCCTATGAGCTTCTGTCCTCGCCACGTCACGGGCTTTCCTGCGCGCAAATTCGGTCGCTCTTTCAATGCGGCGGGCAATCTTTGAAAAATCCTCCCCAGCCTGAATACCTTGAGCAATTGAAATCTGTATTTGCCGGACATAGTCATCCCTGTGGCGCTTATACAAGGCCGAGAGAGTTAATTCAGCTATTGGGTTTAATATGGCCTGTTTGATTACTTCGGCTGTAGGAATACTGAACCCTAAATCAACTGCAGCTTCCATCTCATACAAATAGGAAGAGCGCATGTAATTCTCAAGGAATTGTTTAGCCGCCAATGCCTCAACGATTGTGAGAATGGTTTTGAATGCTTTACTGGATTCCTCAGTCATACGCACCATTTCTTTTTTGAACCGATTGTATTTATTCATATCAGCCATGGATAACTGACCGTCTCTGCTGTATTTCGCATATAGAACCGCGATTTGTTCATTTATTTCTTTCAGGCGCTGAGCAAAAACGACATCGATCTTTTTCGCATCCTCAGTGATCATGTCATCCAGATACTTATCAATATCATTTTGGTTCATCTTCGTCGTCACCGCCTGTTGTATCCGTTGGAATATCTCTCAACGGTGGCATGCTTTTTCTGTACTCCTCTTCCTCATCTTTTATCCTCTTCATTTCAGCTTCTACATCATCAACCCAAGGATGGTGAGCCAATCGTGTTTCTTTGCTTATATCGTTGCTCTGGTTGCCCATCTGCACCTCTTCAAGTTCATTGGTCATACGTGAGCGATTAAATGTCATTTGTAAAAGCGTGTGATCGTATTCTCCTTGGTCAGTCATCCTCAAATATTCAGTAAAAAACCAAAAGAAGGCATGCAAAGCCGGACGGAATTTCCTCTCAGCTTCATTTGCCTTCAGATCAAGTAAGGAATATAGGTTTTTAATTGCAACGTTCGTCGGAGAACTACCTACCTTGTCAGGGTTATTATTAACTCCCTGCCCGAAACGGTATATATTTTCCTCAAGTCGGTCAAGGTGAGAATTGGCACTATCCATCGGAATTTCAGCAGTTTTCATGTTGAATCCGCCACCTTCACCAACGGCAACTGCTTTATAATGGCGTATGTTTGTCACAAACTCAGATAAATCATCTGAATAATTTATCAGTTCGTAAATAATATCTTGCATTTCATCAAAGGTATTTGCGTTGTTTGAAATGTTGCTGTTGTACTGATCAATTAAATCCTTGTAAAAAACGAGATCGCTGACGCCTTCTTCATTGTTCTTGAACTCGATTAAGGGTACTTTTCCCCATCCATATCCGGCATTCCCTAAATAAAAATGACTCTCCGGGTTTCGTTCGTAGTCAAAATCAAGGATAAGAGCGCCATCGTACATGACGTAGTAGAACGTCTGCTGATCTGTATACACTTCGACCTTACGAGTGTATTCATCATCAATGTTTTTGACATCGTAATACCTGATAGCATATAGGAGCTTCCGCTTTTTCGTGGTATCGTATACCGCGATGACTTCTTCAGCAGGAATCCGTATAAAATCAAATTTCCCGTCTTCATCAACAAACGGATGGAGCCATTCACTGCCCTTATTACTAGCGTTTTTCAAAAGCTCATTCATTACGTCATCAAAATCTTCGTTTACAAAGTCGTTGACCAGCTCCAAGAACTTTGAATCTTCAGCATTAAAAGTGATGGGCTTCCCGACCAGGTATTGCACTTTCTGTTGGACCAGCAGCTTGTGCCAGTTATGAGAAATACGGTTATTAGGCTTTTCCGTATCTATTTTGCGGACACCTTTTTCATAAAAATAGCGCAGTTTCTTTTTTATATCAGCCTGATTCATATAATATGCGACACCCTCAAGCATCCGGTCACGCTCTAATTCGTGTTTGTCAATCATCTTCTGAATAACAGTAGTGTCCGGCAGAGTATCTGATGTTTCTGAACTGTCCTCAATGATTTTCAGCAGCTCTTCTGTGTGTGTTGGTGTCATTGGATACAATGGAAATCAGCTCCTTTCCTTTCATCTTGTCATGACCCGTACGCCCGGTCGCTTCATATCCCGCTCAAAAGCATAACGAGTAGCGTCTATAGTGTGGTTGTCAGCGTCCTCAAGCCGCGCTTTTGGATTGCCGTCTCTATCAGTCTGATAGTCAATATTTTCGAACTCGCGAGCAATATTAGGCGTTCTCAATGGATCAATGATAATGGCGTCTAAATCATCAAGCCATTCCTCGCCATATTCAACTGAGTCAGGACCTTTTTTAGCGCCTGTAATGCGCCGGATGCCATGATCTATTTTTAATTCATCAATACTTTTAGGTTCGGCACTGTCAGCAGTAATCTCTTGACTCTCATATCCTTTTGATCTGATCCATTTTGCCAGCTCTCTATTGGAAACCTTTTGATCATAAAGCTCATCAATCGCATAGATGCTGTTACGCTTCTTGTCATAGTGCCACCTGACATAAGCGAGAGGATCAGGACCATATCCAAAGTCAACGCCCTGCCGGATGTTGTCGAACGAGCGAACCATTTCATCAGTAATACAGCCGTTTTCGATTTTCAAATTATCAAATGGCACAACACCACTCCCTAACGCTTCGCCGAGATACTCATGGCGATATTTGTTTTCATTCTTCCGTTTTACTTCCTCAGCCTCGTCTATGAAGTCCTTCGATAAAAACGGGTTGTCTTTATAAGTCGAATGATTTACATATGTGTTCTTCGGCAGGCTGCTTGAATTAAAAATTTTATTTACCCAGCTCTGTTTTCTTTTCGGCGGGTTGTACGAATAAAAGAAAATGTATCGGGAGCCTTTCGGTAATTCAGCACGGAGAACTGACTTTTCAATAATGGAAATTTCCTCTTCTGTTTTAAATTCGGCCAGTTCTTCTATCCACATGCCAGCAACAGGAAACTTGCTCACCTTCAATGATTTGATTTTGGTTACATCGTCGCCCCCGCGGAAAATGATGCTGTTTCCTCTTGGAATATACGTCAGCTTTAATGGCGATTTACTCACTTTCCAGAGGTGGCCGACTTCAAGCATGTCGATAGCTTCTTTCAGTTGTTCAAAAACTGATTCCTCTATCGTTCTGTACACACGCCGGATGACCAGGAATGTAATCGGCATCATCATCATTAAAAGAATGATCCACATGGCAATGTGCGTTGATTTAGCTGAACCCCGGCCGCCTTTAAAGACGTATTTCAATTTGTCACCCTTTTTGATTTCCCGCCAAGCTGCCAAGAAATGAGGCGTAAATATCTCTGAGAACTTTATTTGCTTCATTCTTCGACATCACCTGAATCATCAATGAACTGAACAGCAAATTCGCCCGTCATATCGACTTTCTCAGTCCACATACCGTGCCGTTTACCGAGCAGTTCAGCCGCTTTCACCCGATCCTTTAGATACGGGTCTTTATCCTCTAATTCCTGAGCACCTTCTCCAATGCCAACGGGAATCTGCTCAGTCTTCTCACCCCGCATCACTGCCGTTAAGAATTCAAGAATCTCGTCTTGTGAAGCTACCCTTTCCGCATCCTTTTCAGCAAGCCGCTCTTTAATATAGGATTTGATGTCAGGTTTCGTCAGGTTCTCTTGACCAATTGATTTAGCTGTCTTTTGGCTGTAACCCGCTTTTCTAGCCGCTTCCGTCGCATTACCAAGCTCAATATAAAAGTCGGCAAAGCGCTTCTGTTTCTCTGTCAATTTCATAGCATATCACCTGCACCTCCTCAAATATTCTCTCTAAACCAAGCCCACACTCAGAGGCTGTCAGCCGCCAATTGTTTTATCTGAGATTCACTGGACCCGGTTTACAGAGAACATAAAAAGCGCCCCCGTGAATTGTCGAACGAAAGTGTCTTTCATAAATAGGTGGCAACCGTAAGACGAAAATATTGATTTTTTCGCTTTTAACTATTGTACGTATTATTTATACGTGTTATAATATTATTGAAGGGAGGGAAACATGAAGTCTTCAAGAGAAATCATAAAGATACTTACCAAAGATGGGTGGTACTTAAAACGAGTAGTCGGGAGTCATCATCACTTCCAACACCCAACTAAACCGGGAACAGTAACAGTCCCACATCCCAAAAAGGACTTCAAACCCGGAACATTAAATTCAATACTTAAACAGGCGGGGCTTAAATAGCCCCTCTTGTAAGGAGGTTTTATATATATGGGGAAATATCTATTTCCAGCGATTTTTGATTCAGGTGAAGACGGAAGCGAAGGCTATACGATTACATTTCCGGATCTACCTGGCTGTATTTCTGAAGGCGATGACTTAGAAAATGCAATGAGCATGGCTAAAGATGTGCTTGAGGGCTTTTTGTACGGCATGGAAGAAGACGGGGAAGAAATCCCTTCACCATCCAATCCAAGTGAGCTTGATGTACCGAAGACCGGTTTTGTTGTCATGGTACACGCGTGGACTGACATCGTGCGTGATGAAATGGAGAACAAAGCTGTCAAAAAGACTTTAACTGTGCCTAAATGGCTTGCCGAGGCAGCAGAGAAAGAAGGCGTAAACTTTTCGCAGCTTCTTCAATTCGCCTTACGTGAACGCCTTGGTCTGAATAAAAAATCATCATAAGAAAAAGCCTATTCACGCTAAACAGAATAGGCTGTGTTCTGCTCTATTTTTCATTTTCAATCGGGAACGTTCAATATTCTTTTGAACTGTTCCTTTTTTTATATCCAGCAGCTGGGCGATCTCTTCGAAAGACATGTTTTGCACAGTGTGCATGATGAAAATGTCCTTCTCTCTTTCAGTAAGGGCAGAAAGGGCATCAGCGATTCTTTCCTTATCCCAATCACTTACCTCTCCCTCAGCTTCTTGAATGATTGCATATTCTTCCGGCAGCGCATCAATTAAGCGCGGATCAGCAAGAATCGTCCTTTGGTATGCGTCTCTTCTGTCAGCACCTCGGCGGGCGCCGGGCTGTCTTCCGTTCTGCAACCATTCAAGAGTGTACTGGATGTCACTGATCATGCTACTGATAATCTTTTTGTCGTTGATCTGTTCAGCCGTCAGATTGACTTCCGCTGTATCTTTGTAGAGCCGATACATTTTTCTTGTTTCTCTTAAAGCCCGTTTGTATTCAATGATTAAATCTTGCATTCTGATTCCTCCCTTTATTTGCGCTTAAATGCGCCGCCCTTGCCTCGTTTAAGTCTTTGCATGTCTTGCCCCATCATTTGCCGCCAAAAGCGTTCAGATCGCTCCTGCGTGTTTTTATTGGGCTTTTTCTTTTCCTGCTTCATGTCATCCCTCCGTTCAAATAAAAAACGGACACCAATCAGAGCACAGTAATTCTGTGCAATGATCAGTGTCCGCAGGCTTTCCGTCTTGGACTTATTCAGTTAAAGCAGCACATATGTAGCAATGTTGCCGATGATTGCTGCGATACAAATTGCAGTTAAGTGATTTCTCAGCTGTGAATCCTTTTCTTCTCCTACAACGCCCATAAGAGAGACTATAAGAACCAGCAGCAGAACTATTTTAAAAGCTATTAACACTCGTCTTCCCTCTTCTCCATATACTTATCAATATCTTGAAAAAACGCCGCAGCCGTGAATGCAATGATTGCTCCTATTAACGTGATGTTCGCTTTCATGTCTGGGCGGTAATCGTACTGGAAATAAAACCAGAATCCTAACCCTATCAGCAGAAAAACTATTCTCAGCGCCATCGAATCCCCCTATTTAATATAAAATTTCGCTGATTCAAACGTACCGATATAGTTCCGCTTGCCGGAATCAGAATAGCAGTCAAGCTGGATGACATAGGTTCCCTTCCCGGTCTTATTCCTGATCGTTTTCACGTTGAATGATTTCAAAGGCGTTGCCGTTTTGAAGCTGCCCCGCTGTACCAGATTCGTATCAGTCAGCCCGCCGCCGCTGCGCTTTTTGTAAACCCCAGCCGTGTAGTAAAGAGTGCTTGATCCTTTCTTCTCGGCTTTCCAGTCCACAGTCGAGGCGTTGGCCGTATAAGTTGTGGCGTCCGTAAACACCCGGGCGCTGTACCCGGATTCATTTTGCCAGCCGGACCATGCTGCGGAAGCCGACGGTGCAACGGCCGCGGCTCCCGTAAGTAATACTGCTGATAGAATGATTGATTTGAATAGTTTTTTCATAATTATTCATCCCCCTTATAATTTTTGAATCATCCAACATCAATGTACGTTTTGTTAAATGGCGTTTTTCTCAACAATTTCAAACTCAACCCAAATATCTTTTAATGGAATCGTCATTGTATTTTCATTTCTTATTACGTTGTTTTCAATTGCATAGGGTATGCCAGCGTCAAAAATAACCAGTTCATTATCGTCAATCATATTTTCTAGCAGAATCACATATTTCACACTTCGCACCCTCCTTCTTCCGCCTCATCGAATTCACAAGCGTTTGAATCTCTTTGGAAAGCCTTTCAGCCTCTTTTGCGCCTTGATCTATCACATTGAGCCTGTTCGGTTTCCTGAAAATCACTGCGTCGTGCATGACGACATTCACCTGCTCGCTCAAATCATCCAAAAGTTTACAAAGTTGAATTTGTTTATTGCTTAACTTCACAGGGAGTCTTTTACTCATTCGGCGCCGCCCTCCTTCACAACATAATCCTTTAAAATCGCTCTATTCAATTCATCAGCGGACATGCTGTTGAGTGGCTCAAAAAGTCCGTCCCATGGTGTCAGATCGCCTATTTTAATAACAAAATGTGTCCCCAAAAATAGAAGTCGCGCAAATTCCTTCTTGTCTCCCTTGGTTAACTTCTCCACTCTTGCGGGGTCGGCATCAGCCATTTTCAAATAATGTTTCATCCCCTCCTCAATCGCCCACGCCTGTGCCTTCGTGACTTCCACCTTATCGCTTTGTTTGATTGTAATTTTCGCTTCTGTATGGTTCATCAATACCCCTCCTGCTGCCGCTGATGATTGACGGCGTTTTTGTCCATGTAAGCTGCTTCAATCTGTTCCAAAGTGAATCCGAAACCAATAGTTCCAATACTCAAGAACAAGCCCCATGCCACCATGAAACTGGTCTTTTTGTGTCTTTTGTCTTTGGTCATATAAGAATTTAATAGCACCCATTTCATTTCTAAAAACACACCTGACAAACCGCCTTCAAATCCATTTTTCTTCATTTCATTAAAGGCTTCTTCTGGTAGACTCATAGCGTCTTCCCAGCCTTTTTTAACGGCTATTGAAAGGAAAAAGTGTAGGCAGTCCACGTATTCTTCAAGAAGTGGGTTCTGGCAAATGTGCGGTGTCTCGATTAATTGGCACAATTTGCAGTGATTTCTTGGCTCCCGGTCATTACTCCAATGCTTGAACCAGCGTCCTTCATTCGCAAATTCAGCTAATTCAGTATCCAGAGCGACATAAGTGTTTGGTACCAAGTCCTGCCCCTCAAGCCCCTTTTCTTTGATGATCCGATCATCAAGCTCCTTTTGCATTTCGAACATTTTTTGTAGATTCATTCCGCTTCCTCCCCTGGAAAAATATCAATGTTCACTTCTTCCTCCAAAGTCCAGTAATCCGTGATATTTGGTTTGTTCAGTGCGCCCTCTAAAATCAATTGAATTTTTTGTATGACATCGTCTGATATATTGGCTTTTGCTTTTTCGTAAAAGCCTTCATACATATCCTCGTCCACATCGTCGAGATACCTGTCAATCATCAGATCAACGTTTGGCTTCCATTCCCGGCGCTCAATAATGAACCATCTGTCCTCATGATGTGGTTCTCCACCTTCAATTTCAGCTTTCACTTCGTCTACTGTATAGAGAAGCGAAAGGTTGTTAGAAGCAGCGATCTCCATTTCGCCAGGTAGTTCAGACAGTTTCATTGCAGGTTGTTTTAAGTTGATTTTCATTTTCTGTTCCCCCTATTTCCGCCCGCCGACGGTATTTTGTAGAAATTCATGCACATGACACATAAGCAGCATGCCGCCTTTTTCCGGTCCGTGCTTTTCACGGAAGACAGTCAATGCTTGTTCGAAAGCCTGCCTGTAATCCTGTTTCACGCTATTTCCTCCTCAGCGCCCATGACGCGGCCACAATGCGGGCAGCAGGCACCTGCGCGGATTTCTAAATCAAGTTTTTTATAATCGCAGTCCGGGCAATGGTATTCGATCATGGCCGGGCCTCCAAACTGAACAATGATTGCTGAAAGTAGCTTTGTTCAGCAGCTACCGGGTTAATCCATAACACTTCTTGGCGTTTGGCCCCGGCTTCCGCTGATACTTCCCGTATCTCTCTTTTCCAGTGCTTGAGTCGGTCATCATAAAGTGGATGAGCGTAGCCGGACAAGAGTACGGGTCCAGGATGCTTGTCTAATGTCTCAAGCAACTCAACATGATCATCAATCGTCATTTCATGTTTGTAATGCCGTTTGGTCCGCGTTTCGATGATGTAAGGCGGGTCTGCGTAAACAAGCACTTCTTTCCGTTTATATCTTTCAAGCAGCTGGACAGCTGGCTGGTGTTCGATTTGTGCTTCTTTCAGTCGCTTGGCGACTAACAATATCTTTGCCGACAGTTTGCCCCACTCTTTAGCCGTGTCAGGGCCGTTACTACTGATCAAGCTCCGCCAGCCTGTCCGGTCACTTGTTTTTGCTCCTATGGCCTGCCAGCAACGAATAAGAAAACGACGGGCGTCCTCTAATTCATTGCCTGATTCAGAATCATAGGATGCGTAATATTCTTCACGGGATAACGGCGTCCATTCAATTAATCTCGCAAGCTCTTCCGGCTGATCCCGAATGACTTTGAAAAGATTGACCACGCTGCTATCCAGATCATTGATTGTTTCGATGGTCGAGGGCTGTTTGTTAAAAAACAATGCTCCGGATCCAAAGAAAGGTTCAACGTAAGTTTTATGCTCGGGCATATGGCTGATGATCCAGTCTGTCATTGACCATTTACTGCCCGGATAGTGTAAAATCCGCGGGAATCCCATACCTTAACCCCCGATCAAATTCGGCAGGACAGAGATAGTGACGAAGAAGAGCGCCACGCATGCCCCGACCAGCCAGATATTAGTTTTATCCCGTTTAGCGATAATGGTATGGTCGCCGATCATTTTCAGATCATCAGACCGAGCGACCAGCGTCGGGATGTAATCCGGGTGAACTTTTAAAAGCTCGGCCGCCTGCTCGACGGTCATTGCTTCGTCTTTCGTGGCCTTCACGTTCCGTTGCAGTTCTACTTGTAATGGCATCATATTGTATTCCCCCTTATACGGCCGATACTGAAATTGTCTGCTCTACGCTTATACTCACTGGTTTTCTGTAAAATTGTTCACCATCACTAACAATTGATGTTTTCCTCGCTTTGTCGTATAAGATTGGAAATTTTTCAACTGATGAAGCAGGAACTAGCCCCCATACTTTCCATTCATCCATTGAACTCTCAAGATCCTCGACCTCGTAATGACAACCCTCCCAAAATTCCTGTTCTAACCATTTGTCTAATTGCAAGGAATCTTCAAATATATAGGTTTCGTCATATTCATCTTCATGGAAAACAAAGAAATATTCGTACCAAGCGCCATCACCATTGGATTTAACAAAATCAACAAACGCCTTCCAGTTACTTTTTAGGCCACCATGATCAACATGTTTCACTTTCATTCCGTAGCCCCCTCCAATTCCTCCACTTCGTCCTCCAATGCTTCAACTCTGTCCTCCAATTCCTCCACTTCGTCCTCCAATGCTTCAACTCTGTCCTCCAATGCTTCAACTCTGTCCTCCAATTCCTCCACTTCGTCCTCTAAATTGCTGTTTTCAAATTCTAAATCTCTTATTTCCTCTTCCTGAGCCTCGACTTTTAATTTTAGTTCTTCGTTTTCCGCCCGCAGCTTCTGAATCTCTTCCTGAGCCTGCCGGAACTGATTGACCGTGATTTCCTGCTGACGCTCGTTTTCTTCAATGATGGCCTGCTGTTTTTCAGCCAGTTCAGTTCGATCAATCAGAAAATCAATATGCTCTTTAGTCATCCAGTATTGATCTTCCGACTTAGCATTTTGGTAGCCTTTTAATTTTGAAATACGCCCTTTAATTTCCTGTAATTTATCCATGCCGTTCCTCCCCCGCAGGGGAAACCCCTGCTATTTGAATTTATGGCCGATCTCGTAATCACAACGAGCCAGGCCGCCTTTTATTGTTTGAATGATTGTTTTACCGTGTTCCGGGGCGTCCATTAAATGAGCAGTCCCTTCAGTGCCATCTAAAACGATGATGCGGACTTTCCCCGGCTCGATGTTTTGCTGAATAGTTGTGTCATAGTTTTTTATTTCTGTTGGCTTGTTCACTCTGGCCGCCCCCTGTGCTATGATAGAAGTACCAGTTCATATCAAAGGCACTGAGGCGCAGCTTCGGTGCTTTTTTCGTTTTACGACGGCAGCCGCATTGTTACGCCAGCTGACGGCTTTAATTCCTCGCGGTAAATGATCGGATGCTTTTCGATGTATGCCGCCAACTGCTCCAGCGTCATTTTCCATTTCTTAACTGGTCCTGGCTTGTAGTGGTTGATTTTTTCTTGCATAGCGATAACCTCCTGAATTGATTTTGGGTATTTCTGAACCTCCAAGATTTTTACAATCCGCTCCCATGCGGCTGGCGCATCGTTTGTAATCGGAACAGAGCGTCATGCAGGCCATGAGCTTATCTTCTTCCTGAACCCATAACGGCCGATCGTCTGCGATTACCACGTTTTGCAGTGGTCTTCCCCGCCTTCCTTTTGAGTTTTTTCAGCTCGTCCAGCTCAATGAAGCCGAGTGCCTTATCTAGCGCCAGCACCTTGAGTGGCGTATCATATCGGCGCTCATACAGCTTGCGTTTGATGGCAAATTCCTTTGTTTCCACACCTTTGATGTCAATGACCTCGATGCTGCCATCCAAGTTATGAACCTCGAAGTCTGCAATATATTCAATCTTCCGAAAAGTTTTGCCGTTCTTTTTGAATGCCTCTTGCAGCAGGAACCGTGGCTGCAGCTTAAAATCTTTGATTTGCTTGCTCACCTTGAGCCATTTCAATTGCTCATAGTATTTGGCTTCGGCCCGGCTATCGAACGTAATGCCGTCCACCTGCGTTTTCCTGGCGCCGTACTTATTCGTTTGCATGTGATGCCTCCCCTATCCTGATTAGTAGTATAAGAGGGAGGAATGTGCATTTTATAAAACGCATTCCGCCAACTGTAAGGATTTCAAAACCGATATTCCAATTTAGTAGTTGGCATCATTCTGCTGACTCCCGAATAGCCGCGGTGATTGTTTGTTTTGTTTGGATAATCAACGCTTTTAATTCTTCGAAGTTGTTCGCCTGCCCCGTCAAGATTTCCATGTTTAGGATTCGATTACATGCAGACTCTAAATCCTTGAAATATCCAACTGGCTTGTACCCGACCTCGCCTGACGGATTGCCCTCTTTATCCTGCTTTTGAAATTCGATGCTCAAGATAACGTTCATTGGATCAGATGTAATTCTGTATTTACCGATGTCTAAATTCATTCTGCTGCCTCCAAAAGCTCAGGATTTTCATAAATGTTGCCGATGACTTCTAAATCAACATGAGCTACAAATACAGTAGTCAAACCTCGCTTTATTCGTTTGAATCTAAAACCTGGTACCTTTTTTGTCCAATAGATTCCGTCTGAAGCGTGTTCAGCCACTTCTTCCTGCCACAGGACTTCTAATAGCTCATTTGATGTTCTACGGTGATTCCTTACAATGTCTCCCTCATAAATCTCCCGACCGTTTTTGTCCTTTAACCCGGTGTATTGCATGATACTTCCAAATAATCCTGTTATATCCGCATTCCCGTAATAAAACTTCCCATCAAAACCAATTGCATTTAAAGGGCTGTAATCCATTTTTTTGAGTGGATCATTCCAAGCCCGAAACTTGATTTCTCTCATTCTGATACCTCCATATCTATTGCTTTGACTATTACCTTATCGGCCTGTTCCCGCGTGCCGTCGTTACCTCCCGTCAATTTGTTCCCATTGCTGAATCTGTTTTTCCTTGTACGGCGCTGTGAGGATGATGGCTGGTAGCAGGATAACCGCTTTAAGCACTGTGCATCAGCTCCATTTGTTTGATTTTTTCCTCAAGCACCCGGATCGCCGGGGTAAGGTCCTGGCCGTACGTTTGTTCAGCAGGCCCGAACACGTACATGCCGCCGGATGCTGTGAAACTTGCCTGTTTATCCATTTCTCAACCCTGCCAATCTATGATTTAATAGCATCCTGTCTCCCTCAATGACCACAACATAGTCGGCACACATTTCATAAAGCCGGGTGCCGAGCGCCTCGTCTATCTTTACGATTTGCTCGATATTCAATTCACTTGAGATCAAGACTGGTTTATGGTTCAGATAGCGATAGTTGATGACAGAGTACGTTTGCTCGACCTGCCAATCAGTGGCCCGTGGCTTCCCGTTCAGAGGCTTGAACAGATCATCTATAAACAAGACTTCAACTTCTTTCATTCGCTTGAGCTTTTCTTCTAGCTTGTCAAAATCATCTTTCAGGTCGTTGAATCCTTCGACGTATGGGAAATACTGAACAGCGATATTTTTCGATTTGATCAGCTTGTTTGAGATTGCAGTAAGCAAATGCGTTTTGCCCGCCCCCGGCTGCCCGAGAAGGGCAATGCTGTTGTTGCGAGTACCGCGAATGTTATCGAATTCCTTGTAATATTCGACTGCTGTATCATAGGTGACTTTTACCATTGCTGGCTTGCCCTCGGTTATGAAATTCTTGAATTGTAATCTTTCAAATTCCGGGGTAATATCACTGGAGTTCATTAATTTCCGGATGCGACGGCGCTCGATGCACCCACATCGTACCCATATTTCATAGCCGTCCTTGTTTTCGATATAGCCGAGTTCGTCTTTGCAAGTGGGGCAATCATATTCAACCTTTTCTTCTGAGGCGGCCAACTTGTCCGCCGAAAATTGAGCCGACCTTTCCTGAAGTTCTTTCATGACTGCCGCCATCGCCTCGTCCGTACTTTGTGTTCTGTTGTTTGTTGGCATACTGCTGTTTCTCCTTTCGCTTCTGGCTTAACGGGTTGGATAGAATCGCTTCAATGTAATTCAGCCCCACATTGCTTCCCTTGTTTCTAAAAGCCAATTTCATAGCCTCCATGACCTGCTCTTCGCCGTAATCTTCCACCATATAGCCGAGCCGTTGAACCTCCATTGGGCCAATGGTACGGGCTGTTCTGTTTTCGAATAGTTCAAATGCGTTTTTCATTTTTTCGTCAACCTCCTGCTGTGCTTCTGGCGTTTTCTCGCTCGGCGCATCCGGCTTGTCGCTCTCGGGTTCCTCTTTACAGACCGTGTTTTCAAAAGAAATCAGCTTGTATTTCCCGGCCTTTCTCCCCTGCGGCTCATATTCAATTCGTTTGAGATCAATCAGTATTTTCCGGTGTTTTATCAGTGTGGCTTCAGTGACTTCGATTTTTGCTTGAAGAGTGGTGTTGGAAGTGGTGAACCACTCCCGCCACCCGGTTTTGTTGTTAATGTGCATCAGATGAAACCACAATGCTTGAGTTGTTGCAGACAACGGATTCGTTTCTATCCAGGTCATGAACCCGTTTAGTTCTTTCAGGTAATTCATGGCTCACCTACTTCCTTTCACACAGTGCTGTCATGCCGCTGATGCGGACTAAACGCAAGCCCGGTTCATTTGTTCGGATATACCCCTTAACATACTCACGGAACAGTTGCGCCCCGTTAGGCGCCCCTTCTGTCATCCACTTGTAACAGAAGGGTATGCCAACCTTAATCAAATGGCTGGTCATTTTTGCTAATGTCTACAGGCTGACCGTCAAAGGGATCAGTATCCTGCACGCTTGGTTTTTCGTTCGGCTGTTCAGGTTCACTCAGAAACTGATTGCCGCCTAAATCTAAAACGTTTTCGTCATATACAGACTGGGCTTCTGCTGT